GTGGTTACCTTTACCTTAAGTAACCACCATGCTAGTAAACCTATCCAAAGATGAACTGTCACTAATTCTCCATCTATTAGAGGAGTATGATTTAGACGGTAATGGTAATTTAGGATTTGATCCTGAATATAGAGAAGACCTTGATAGTCTTCAATCTAAATTAGAACCAATACTTGATGCCTGTGAGTGTCAAGCACAAAAACAACAGGAGCAAATCCAATGACTTACAAAATTGAACTTGATGTGAATGATGCAGTAAATAATCTCTATCCAGCATTATCTGAGAGTGATAGAGAGTCACTTGCTAAAAAAATACATCAATGGTGGGATTATTCTGCTATGATGAATGAGTTTATTGATGTGTTACATGAGGTCGCTGATACTCATGCTATTGATTTAGAGGGTAAGGATGGATATGAGATAGAAACTGATAACATTTATGTAGTACATTCACCCAAAACCCCATTGTTCCCATGACTTCTAAAACACTTGAGTTTAAACCTATCACTCCAAGAGTGAGGGCACGAAAGGATGGTAAATGGATTAAGTGTCCTAAATGCTCTCAAACTTCTAAAGTATATCACTTTAGTTGGTCTGCACTCACATGTATGTGTTGTAGAGAATCAGTAGAAAAATTAGATTGGTTAGTGGAGGTAAAATGATTGAATTAGATAACATAGAGTTACTACAACTCCAATTATGCTTACAAATGACCAAAAGTAAAATGTTTATGGGTGGTGACATACGAAGACACGCATCTATTACAAAAAAAGTCAATGATGCACTTGAGCAGCGAGGTGTGGTATAATGAGTAAGGATATGAGTGCAAAAGATAAACTTATCTTTATTTCTTCTTTCATTTGGACTTTACATTGGGGATCATGTCTTGTTTTGAAACTGTTGGATACGGTTATAGCAAACTCCTCTGTGAGGATACTGCCTCTTGGTTTATAAACAAATTTGTACCAAGACACAAGTTTTATGTACGCATAGTACATAAAGGATTGAAAAGGGAACATTCATTTGGTTTCTGTGATTTTGTAGATCAAGCATACAGACCTAGAGTGTTTGTAATTGAAGTACAATCGCACTTATCAAAAGAAATGTACACTAAGACTCTATTACATGAGTTTGTACACTTGAAACAATGGTTACAAGGTACATTGAAGATGAAGAGTGGTAAGATGTACTTTGATGGTGAATCAGTAGAGAAATATGAGTATATGGATCAACCACATGAGATAGAAGCGTATGATTCTGAAGATAAGTTATACTTAGACTTCATGTATGATACATACGGTATATGGTTAGGAGATGAGTAATGAGACAAGAATCAGATGGTGACATAGTACCAACTAAAAAGGACATAGAGAAGGGAGAACAAATGTTCAAGGATCTCTTAGAATTGGTTGGTGAGGATAATGAATATGCACAGGACTTCAAGGATAGTATAAAAACCTTGAAGCGATCAAAGAAGGGTGCCAAATAATAAACTGGTACACTCATGCCCCATTGAGTGTTCATATCGGTTATAATACTAAAGTAATCAACAAAGGCACTCCTTATGAACAGTCTTGATGAGTTTATTGATTATGTTTGGGATTTCTATGGTGAGCATGATGACACCTTATATCCTATTCATGGATTGACCAAAAAGGACATCAAAGATGCTTATGACATCTATGTTGAGAGAATTGAGAAAGGTGATCTGGAGTATGTTCACTACTCTTGGGGTGGTGGAGATAGTTTAGATCGTGAGAGAGTCAGAGATATTATCCTAGAACAACCACAATTCATTGGATGGAGTTTTAACTGATGACCCAAACAACAGTCGATCAAATAGACCTCTTAGCAGAGGTCTATAGAAAATACACCACAGAACAGGGATTACCCTGTGTATCTGCTGATGAACAAGACTTCAATGAACTTACTGATTCACAAGTAAAATGGATTGAAGCATTTCAAATACTATGGGATGAGTCACAATGATCTATTCACAACAAGCAAACCCTAACCCAACCAATTCTGAAATGGACTCTAAAACAATCATCAAACAACCAGAACTAACAACCCAACAATGGGATGAATTGATTGAGCAGTATGTTGATGTTTATATTGATAGTATGGATATGGAAGCATTAATTTCATTTGTACGTCAGACTGTAACAGAAGAGTTATGTGAAATAGAATCAAGAAGGGATTTATGTGATGAGATTAGATATACATACGATCAGGATTTATTGGATGAGTTGGTTGATAATGTAACTAAAGGTACAAACCCTTACTATCCAAATGCTACGGAGGTTAAGTAACAATGTCAAAACTTAATTCAACTCAACATAATGAAATCGCTGAACAATTCGCTGAATTGGTAGTTGATGGAATGGACATGAAAACACTTGTCCAATATGTTTATGATGATCTCATAGAATATTATGAGAAGTGCGATCAAGAAGAATTGAAAGAACAGATTGACGATTATGATGAGGACTTGTATGATGAGTTGGTTGATAACGTAACCAATGAAACTGTACTTGACATTAACAACAATGGAGGTAAATTCTAATGTCCGATCTATTAAACAGTTACACATTTGAAGCAAAGAAAATTGTTTACTATTCAGTAACAGTTGGTGCAGAAAATAAAACAGAAGCAAAAAGAATTGCATCTGATTTTGAACATTGCAAACATTATGAGGAGGTTGAGTATTGTGAAGGATTTGAATATAAGGTAGGTAAGTTATTAGAATCAACTGATGAAAAGGCATGTAAATCAATTAGAGCAAGGGAGGGTAATTAAATGAGAACATTACATCTCACCAACACACAATTTGATGTGTTATATGGTATTCTACAAGACACAGTTAGTGACATTGAAGAGGATATACTTCCTGATACTGTGACTTATGAAATTTACCAAAAACTTATTAAAATGGGAGGACAATCCTAATGTACGTTTCAGAAGAGAGTCAAAAGGAACAGTATGAACAGTTCCAAGAGTGGTTAAATCAATGTCCTATTAAGATTACAAATTATGAGGACAATTCCACTGAGTTTGCTATTGATTTTTCTATGGAGGTTGATTAAATGAAATACATTCCATTAGTTCTATCAGGCATTGTTGTTATCGTTGGTATCAATGTAGCACTTGC